TCGAATGAATCACCAACAGAATATCCATGCAGTGCAAATGTTAAATAAACAGTTGCTGAAGAATCAATAGTTTCTAGCGCGTCATTGTCTAAATGTACAAGCAATTCATCTCTAATATTACCAGTTGCTTGCGTTGCTGATTGAACAGAAGTTATTAAAATTTCATTTTTATGATATCTGAGAGTTACGCCAACATGCTTTGAGTCTGCATAATTGCCACCACTTTGAGTTCCTGTTGTATCAAAGTATGCGGAGCTTGTGGTTACAGTAATACCATTGCCCGAAGATGCGGATGGGTCTAGTGTCATAGATGTTGGGTGAAATGAATAGTATGGCTGATTAATACCATAGCCATCAACAGCCTCATCAAATGTCATTGTCTGTACTTCAAATGCAGTTAAGCTAGTGCGAACAAGCTTTCTAACCATAAACGTCTGATGAGCAATAAACATATTGTCACCAGATTGAGCAAATGTAAGTTCCTTTAGTATTGTATCAGCAAATGGTAAAGCCGCACTATCTGTATCTTGTGTAATAGTTGCGGTTAAAGAAACAACACCAGTGCTAGGGTCAATAATAAAAACCCTAATCTTTGCATTCTCAAGTGAAACAATGTATCTCTCGTCATCAGAAAAAATAAAAGGCACAAGTCTGTGCTGAAAGGTCTTTGATGAATCTACTGTTGTGTCAAACTCATAAATTCGCTCAGTGCCATATCTTTTTAAAAGACCGCCTTCATTTCGCAGAAAGAAGTTCTCAACCTTCTTAGCGGCCGCCCTATATATGTTTGTGTCAGTTCTTGAAAGAAGCGATGGGCTAATCTCTCCAAACTGAAAATTAGTCAGAGGAACGCTTACCCTAGCCATTAACTACGCCTTTCAGTAATGAACCTTGATGTTACTAGCTTGCGAGATGTTTGCTGTTGGCTGTCTAGGTTTCTAGCTTTTGCCATAGTTACTTGAGCTTGATCTGCCATAATGCCAGCAAGATTTGAGTTTCTTGCGATAGAAGTGGCAAAGACAATAGATAAAGAATAAACAACAGCAATGGTAAAATAAGAAGGCCAAGTATCTTCTTCAGCCCTAAATGTATAGTCAGCAACTAAAGTATCGTTATCAGAAGTATCAGAATAAACTTTATTGCCATATGTCTGATATTCGATTGGCAAGTCTTGCACAGTTACCGAATGAAGCATAAGCATATCACTTGGTAGCTGATATGCCTTTTCATAACGCCCTGTTGGAGCATCGCTTAATCTGTTTAACACTGCTTGATTTGTTGCAAAACGCCAGCGTGTATTAACAAGGGATGCTCTTGCAATATCTTCATACATATTAACAGCAACAAGTGCTTCAGTATTGCCATCTTCAAATGAGGTAATAGGTTCAGCACCAATAAGAATTAATGCTCTGCTACATATATCAATAGGTGAATTTGCAGTGGTGCTAGTTAGAGCCATGAGAGTCGAGGGGGCTTTCGCCCCCTCTCCCTAATTTAGTCAGTATCAGTGACTGTGATTGCAGTGCCATCAGCAATATCTACAACGCTTCCAGTATTTGAAAGCACTACAGAAATGCCAAGTGTAGGTGCATTGTTATCGTATACGAAAACAACATCGCCAACATTCATCATGCCAGCCGCGTCATTAAAGTATCCTGATGCACGAACAACAGACAAAGCATCAACAGAGGAGTAGAACCACACATTGTAGCCCCCACCACCACTCATACGAGTTAGTCCAGATGAACCATAAGCCATAGTCTATCCCTCCTAGTTGTTGTCGAGAACTTCATAGATACCGTTGTCATCAATAACAACAGCACCCATTGACATCATCGAAGTTGCAAGATGTGAAACACGTTCCGCAACATAGTTAAGTTCAGTAGACACATCTGCGCCAATTCCAAGACCGACAGAAGTTGTGTGGTAAGCCATATTCTTACCAGCAGTAACCGCTGAAGTTGAGAAAATCTTGAAGCCAAGAAATTCTTTCATGGTCATGCCGCCAGCATACGGAAGGTTCTGTTCACCAACAAAGTCGCTAGAAGCAAACTCTGTAATTGAAAACAGATCAGCGTATCCTGATGGGTGCATAGCTAAATAGCGACCACCATCTTCTGGAATGTCTGCCGCGCCAAATGTCTCAAAGAGAGACAGAAGATCAGCTTTTTCCAGAGCAGAGCTAGTGTCGTGAATCTGAGTTGAGTTCGCGCCAGCATCCATAGCCGCAATAAGAATCTCATCAGTTTTACGACCAAGTGCGGCGGCAGAAGATTTTGCCACAGCTTGACGCTCATCAATGTTAGTCTTTAATTCATCTAGCTTGTCGATGTACTCAGCCGCATAAAAGTCAGCCATAGTAGCTTCAACATTGGTATGTGTCAGTTCCATAGGAGTGACCATGCCATTGCGAGATTTAGTTGATGCAGTTCCTGTTCCGATCTTTTGAAAACGAACAGTGTTTCCGCGCACGTTGCTTACAGTACGAACAGTGTTCCGAAGCTTGGAACCCATACGCTGATATGCCATATGCACTTCTGACTCAAACTGCTTGATAAAGGCGGTATCAATAGTGTTAGCCATTATCTAGTTCCTTTCAGGAGTTAAGGTTTCAGTATCCTCGGTTGTCTGCTCGTCATCTCATAGTGATTGTCCTATCGGGTCACTCAATGCGTTACAGGCCGCGTATATAGATTAATAACATTATTTTTTCGTTTTGCAAAGCGTTCAAATTTAAACATCATATGGCCGTTCATATTGTACACGTCTTCTCTAATAATAAAGCCCATCCAACTTAGCCATTGTATTGTTTCATAGTGATCAACAGGGACATAATTTGTTATGCTTTCAAAGTCGCCCTGTAGAATATCAACAACATCAGGGCATCCTTTTAAAAAAGAAAACTTGTTTTGCGTAATTTGTTCAGTGCCTAGCATCCAAACAGAGCCAATGCTATTCTCTAGCCTATTAGTTCCACACATGCCAATCGGCATATTATCAAAAAATATTGTGTAATTTTTAGAGTTGTTATCTAAGAATGGCTCAAGCAAAGCTTCTTCTGGGGTTACTCCAAATATAAAACATTCCCTAGCATCATTGAAACGTAGGGAATCTTTTATTGCAAGAGCGTCGTTGGGAGAGGCATTAGCGAGGTAAAGCCTCCCCCTATTTACATATATATCACGATCCATAAATCTTACGGAAACCTTCTTCAACTTGCTTTATAAAGCCAGCGTCTCTTTTTGCTGGGTTGTGATATCTATCATCTAGCATCATTTGTTGAAGATCAGATTCTGACACTTGTGCAACAGCTTGGCTTGAGCTGTTTGGAGATTGCTGTTGCATGTTTTCCATAATAAACTCAAGGGCTTGCACACCTTCTGCTGTTTCACACATTCTTTCAACAGCACTCATGTGGTCTTGCGGAAAGAATTGATTAGCAAACAAACTAACGGACTCGATCCTAGCGTTAGCATTGTCACCAAGCTTTCCTACTTCTGCATCAAAGTCTGGAGCATCTGCACTCAAGGCTTCCATGTAAATGTTAATGCCCTCTGAGAACTCATCTTGGCTCATGCCATTTTCAAACGCATGATCAGCCCACCAGTTAAGAAGAGGATTATCTGGTGCTACACTTTCGTCTATACCTTCGGGAAGGATATAATCTCCTTTATCCGCTGGACGATTTGCATAAGCTTCTCTTTCAATTTCTTCCATAAAGCTTTTACGAAAGTCATCTTCTTTTTGACCCAACTTCGATTCCAATGATGAATAAGCACTTGCTAAGTCCTCTGCTTTAGTAAATTTTTCTGGCAACCATTCTGGTCTATCTATGTTTTGAGAACCTTCTGTTGCCACTGATTCTTCTGTTGCTTCAACTGCTTCTTGATTTTCCATTTGATTTTACCTTATGTCCTGTTGCAATTCGTCTTTCAATTAGGGCTACAAGAAACCTCATACCCTCTAAGTGACGCAACTCTGCATCACTTATATTTGCGCCACTAACCGCTTCAATAGTTACAGAACGCAAATAACGCAAGACCTCGCCACCTGTAGGAGTCCCAAAAAGCGAGGCCATGTTCTGATCTATTATTTCGTCTTCTGCTTTTGAGCGTGTAAATCCATCTATACTAATGTAATTAGCCTTGTTCATCCGGCATCATTCCCTGTTGCATCATCTGTTGCTGTTGTTGCTGTTGAGCAAACTGTTGTGCCGCCTCAACTATCTGTTGTCTTTCATCAACATCTCTTACTAATTTATCTGGAACACCAAACTTCTTAGCAAGATAAGCGGCAGTCTCTTCAGAGTTAATTAAAATGTTTGTGATTTCGGGTCCGAATCTCCCCTGCACTAGCTCAAGGAAACGCGCAACAGAAGTAATATCTTCGTTTGCTTGCGCCTGTGCTAGGGGAGAAACGGATCGGACTTTAACTTCACGGCCATTAATAGTCGGAAGTTCAATTCGACCTTGTTTCTTTAAGATGTAAACTACACGTTGTAATACAGGCTGTACCAACTCAGCTTGGAGTCTTCCAAAAGCACTGCCAATACGACGTGACAAATCGGCCATGCGTTCTGCAACTTCAGTAGCAGTTGCTGGTGTTCGGTCAGGATTACCAAGCATGTCATTGTACAAGGCCCTCTTAATGTTTAAGCGCATATCCGATAGTACCAGATTTGCAACATCAAAAGAACCAGCCGCACGAATTGGCTCTAATCCTCGGCTATTAGGGGCTTTAGGGATTACAGTCCCTGGAACAAGATTAATTGTATCAGGGTTAACAACGCCATCATCTTCCATTTGATACACGCCAGATATAGCCATCTGAGCATTCTCAAGAATCAATTCAATGGTAAGATTAGTAGTTTTGATTGCTGACAAAGCATTAATTAAAGGACCTCTGCCGTATATTTCACCAGCACACTTAGACCAGCGGAATGGTACATATGGGTTTGAACCAACGCCACGATAGTTTTCATTGACAAGAACGTCACCTGTTTGCATCTCAATAGCATAGAACATGTGAGCATCTTCATTCTTTTTAGAATAATCCTTGCAGACAACCTCTAAGATTGTGCATTTTGTGTCTGGAGCAGATTGCGCTTTTGACTTTAGCTTATCTGATATCTGAGCTTTTGGATATAAAACATTGATTTCATTTATTCTTACCTTACGCTCACGATAAACGTGATCAATGCGATCATCAGGGCCAACATCTAAAACCACATGTGGCAAGGGAATAGCTGAAAAGTTTATAGGTTGAACAGCATTACCTTCAGCAATGTGAAGAATGCCAGTACCAACAGCAAGGTCTAGAAACGATTCATGGACTTCCTGACCAAAGTTTGAGTTTTGAATTACCTCAAATACATAATCAGTAACTTCATCTAAGTCGTTATCAACAGCATCTCTTTCTTCCTTTGGCACTTCACTGCCAGAAGTAAAGTCAGCCCAACGCGCAAAGTTTGGAACAAGACCCTGCTGTAATCGGGATGCAAACTCTTGAACACCCACAACTGCTGTCTCATCAAAGATTTTATCATCTCTGCGCTGACCAATAGCTTCAGCGTAAAATGATTCCCTTTGAGGAAGAGCATACTCATAACACTCTTCAAAGAGTGGGATAAAGTTTTCTCTTAGAGACTTGGCCGCTTGATATTTACTAAGATACATCTTTGCAATATCTGTAGTGCCTTGCACGTTAATTGGGAGTTCGTTAGATACAATCATGATTTATACTCGTTGTAATAGCCCATACCGCCACCACTGCTTGATATAAGGCTTCTTCTACCAGACCCACCGCGAATACCAGCAACCTTTTGGCTTAATGCCTCTTGCTTTAATTCTTTTCTTTCTGTTTGCTCTTTAGCAGTAGCTTCTTCTCGCTGTGCTTTTACCGCAGGGTCTTCCCTTGGAGTTTTAGGACCGCCACCAATACACATAATTACCTCACATTCTTGCCCATAGCCCTTGTCGTCTTGATCTCTTAGTGTTCTTAGCGAACACATCAAAGCCACGTTTAGCATTAAAAGCTTGCAGAGGCTTCTGATTATTTATCAACTGCCTACCCTCACCAGCACCAAGCATTAGATATTGTAGGGCATCATGTATGTGAGAATACATATTTTTATCTGGTTTGTCATCAAATCTCTCACCAGACACCTGCATCCTCTTATATGAGTATCCACCTTCAAAACCTTTTATCAGAGTTGGGCAACGTCTATCAACTAAAAAAGCTGGCTTACCATCAACCATTTTGTTCAAACAAGATGATACAGACTCTAATCTTAGGTCTACAGAATTACTTGGTGCTGGTATGGCTCTAAGCCCAGCACCCCTCATAATCTGAAATGGAGTTGACTCATCGGTTTGTGCGCGGAAGTCACCAGCCGGATCACCATAAATATGAACATCTAAGTTAGCAAAGCGAGTTGCAATCTCTTGGCGCAACATCTCTGAAAACCTAACTATCCCCATATCAATAGCAACAATCTCAGCCTGTATAAGCCATCTACCTCTGACCTTTTGGCCAAACACAGCGGCTGGAGTCAAGCCAAAGTCAATCCCAATATACAGAGGAACGCCATCAGCAATAGGTATTTCCTCTGTGGCAATGTGTGTTTCTGATACAAAGCTTGGATACACTGGCTTACCCTCTTGAATAGACCCCAATCTATTCATCACATATACATCAATCCAACTCTTTGTCTTACCTCTAATGAGGTTGGGGTAATAAGACTTGAGCATGTTCTGGCTGTTCTCAGCCTTCTTATTTGGAGCATAGTTTAACACATTACCATTCTTGTCAGACTCTTCAATCATTCCGGCTGGCTGAACAAAGAACTCCCAGTTGTCTGGCTTAATTAACATACGCGCTTGCTCAAGAGGAATATGATCAGGAACAGGAACTTCACCAGACATAATAGGCCACCAGTGATCTTCTTCTGGCGCATTTGTGTCAGCAATAACGCCACTCCAGCTAGGACCGCCTTCTCTCATAGAAGGGAATCTTCCTACGCGCATAGTACACGCATCAATGATTGACTTAGGAACTTCTCTTGCCTCATTAATCCAGATGCCAGTTAGTTCTAATGACAGCAACTTCTTAACATCTTCCGGCCTATCAAGGGCAAGAAACAAAACCTCAAGGTCTATATCAGCTTTCTTAATGTGGTGCGTATAAGGAACTGACCAATGAAACTTTCCCCATTGATCTTCGGGAAACCAGTCAAGCCAAGTCTT